GCATTACATTGCTCCTTATGTTCGTCCCATCCTTTTGCACCACACACAATACAAAATGTATCGTAGTGATCGCATGCACACCGATTACCGGCACGGTCTATGTAAAATGGAGATCCGCGAAGTTTACATCGCGTACAATTCTTCGCACGCTCCGCAATATTCCTTTTCATTCTTTCTAAAACCGTGTCGTTCATATCGAGTTAAACGGATCTTCCGCTGTTTTGTCTTTGGTGTGAGGAGGCCAGGGCCATTTGTTTGGTGAGTACTGAAGGATTAACAGTTCGACAGCCTTCTGGGCCATCGCATTGAAGGATGGTTTGAGGACGTCTTGCGTTGACCAGAGGAACACGGTTTGCTTGTTTTCTTTGGCCTGCGCAACGAGTTCATGGAGAGCTTTGTGGATCGGTTCAAAGTACTTTGTGTGGTGGTCGATGAGTTTGTGCCGTTTGGGACCACGGCGGAGCACGGGACTGAAGGATCGCCCGTAGATCCTGGGCTTTTTGTGGTACACGAGAGTTTCGCCTTTCTGTTTGCGTTTGGAGGGTTTAATGGGAATGGCTGAGATAATGGATCTCCTAGATTACAGTGCTCAACAGTGGTACAGTGCTGTTTTGAGAGCACTGCATCTTCGCAACTTCTTGCCGCCGCCAAAGATACGAAGGAAAAATACAGTGCTACAGTGCTCTTTACTTAAATACTTTATATATATATATATATGGCATGATAGGCGTAGTGTGTAGATATGCAGAGTAATGAGAAGCCGTTTACCACTGACCACTGCAAAAATCCCCTTCATCTTCTTCATTGCCAATGACTTACCAGAATGCAGTGCTCCGCAGTGCTGTTTACCACTGCAAGGCGAATCTCCAGACCTTGTGACGCTTATTGTCTTTGTCTGAAGTCGGTTGTATCCGAAACCCGATATTCCTCAAGGAATCCAAACTCGTTGTAAACTGACTTCGGAAGGAATGTGGGCGGTTCAAACCTCGGAGTTCAATTTTGTGTCCCTCAGCAACCCGGGTCATTTCGCTTCGCACCGTTTCGAGTGTGATGAGCCGGGTATCGAGGAGAAATTCAGAGGCCCATAAGCGGAACACGTCCGCGAAACTGGAATTCTCAAGGGTAAAAGTAGATTGGGAGCCACTGATCCGGTCGAGAATGGACCGCAACTCGCTCTCCTCGCCAAGACCCCTGGCTGCTCTGAGGCAGAATGAGGCGAAATCTCCCATACGGAAGGCCGTTTTGGGGGATTCGGGGTTCTCGTGGAGCGATTTCACGATTCTTTGAAGCTTTTCGTTCATTTCAAGGGCCAGGGCATTGCGGTTAGAATTGATCTGAAGGGCTAAATCTTCCTCGCTAACGACATCTTTGATCTTTTGGGTATGCAGGAACAGGCAACGGGAAGAAACGTCGTCTCGGGCGAATTTTGGAGTTCTGGCGGTGATTCCGAGGAAGCAGTGTGGATCTTCGCGTGTGGTGTCGAAATCGGAATACAGTTTCCGGTATTCCAGTGTTGCCCCGGTCGCAACTTGTGACAGGCCATCACACATCCAGGGCCGAAACCCGTCTACGTTGTCGAATACGAGGTAGGAGTTCCGAAGTACTGTGCTATCGAAGTCTTTGCGGTTTTCGGGCATCGTGCGAACGTCGAAACCGGGGCCAAACAGGATGCGTCCAATGCGGCGTAACACCGATGTTTTGCCGCTACCGGCTGGCCCCAAAGCGCACATGATGGGTTTGGTGTGCTGAATCGACTCAAAAAAGAGGCTGTAAATCCAGTATTCCAGAATTTTCATCTGATCGTCAACTGAGATCCCATACTCGTTTTCGTTGTCAAGTTGCGCGATCAGCGGCAAAAGAACGATCTCATCAAAAAGCCCCTTACCGAGCGTAGCGTGATGGTCGAGTATTGTGCTTCCTTCGCTGTTACGAAACATGACCTCATCTTTGCCATTCTGGATTATGGTAATGCCATCGTGTGCGATTCTCCAGGTGTGGTTAGAAAAATTAGAACGATACAACACGCCATTTTCTTTGTCGTAATGCGCGAAATGGCGGATATGGCTGATCGTGCCTTTGCTGTAGCAGTGGTTTTGCAACATCTGGTTGACAATGGAAAATGCTTTGTGTGATTTCACCACCCCATAATTCTCAAGGAGTGTCCCGAACAGCGGGTTTTTGGGATCGAGATGAACGAGTGCGATGTTCTCGAAACAGTAGAACAGGTAGGGATCGCAACGGTAAAATGTGCCACATGATTTCAGATCCGCAATGATCGACTTTGCAAACGACATTGCATTACGATCCTTGTTCCCTTTGTCGTAATACGCTTCTTCCACCACATCACGGGTTTCCTTGAAATGAGGCCGTGTGATTTCAAAATCGAGAAGTATTTCGTGTCGTGTGTGTGGCTGCTGATCGAGGAATTGCGTGATGTCGATGATGTTGGTCATGGGCGCACCACATGAAGTGTGCGCCTAAGCTGCTTTGCTAATTCGATTGTGTTTGCTGTTCCTTTGCTTTTGCCGTCCCACACGGCGATTACGCCGTCCGCATACTTGACCATTTTGTAATTTCTGATTGGCCCGCCTGATTTTCCTTTACTCCAATCGGGGAGAATTGTTTTGACCGGAATTTCGTAATGTTCCGCCCACACTTTACCAGAAAGATCAATTCCTTTTGCGCCGCCGTTAACTACTTCAGTTATGTTCCATCCGAGCCTGCTTACAATTTTCTGTATTTGGTTTATTGTCATCACAAGTGATCGGCTTCCACAGATTACAACCTTCACTCCGGCACCTTCTCTCCAAGTATTTCGTAGAGTTCAGCGATGATGTTGGTCATGGGGAATCCTCGCTTTTGGCGTGCTCAATGTATCCGCACGAACAACGTATGATGTATTCCAGTTCTTTTACCATCACCGTTCCGTCAACCCCCGCATCAATCTTCCCCCGCGAAATATGTTTTGTTACTTCCTTTTTGCAATCGGGGCACACGACAGTTCGATGCATTTGAAGATCTACTGCTTTGCTCACTCGGGCACCTTCTCTCCCAGGATTTCGTAAAGTTCCGCAGTGCCGATTTTGTGACACTGCTCAAGATTGAACCGACCGATCTTCAGTGTTTGCAGGATCTCTTTGAGTGCGCCGAGAGCGAGCGGCATCTTGATATTCGTTTTGCAGTTGATGCAGTGATCCATTTCATCCATCACCCAACCAATCTTTCGTTCAATGTGATTGAGATCGTTGGTTACGAGAGTCAGATACTCCCGTTTCTTCGCTTCCTTCCACTGCTTTGTACGGCGTTCGGGTACATCGTTGCGCAGCTTTTCGAGGTACGCGGTGATGGAGCGTTCAAACCATTGTTGTTGTTGGGAGAGGTTCATTTTACTGGAACTTTACCGTGTTTGGGGCACGCAGGATCGGGGATTCTGTATTCCTCTTTCATAAGGTTTTTTACATTAAGCCAGCCGCCTTTTGGGGACAACGGGACCCGGAAGTCGCAGGTACATTGAAGGGACTTTCCGTATTTATTGAGCCGCCAGTTGGCATAACTTTCGTATTCTAAAATGAAGTGGGTGCCTGGTTCATTTTCATGTGGCCCACACCAAAAGTGATCTTCAAAGAATTTCTCTATTGTCTTTTCGGTGTTCCCATAGGTGAACCACGAGTCAACGTAATGTTTAGCAAGCCCAATGGCGAAATCATCGAAATCTTTGAGATGATCTTTGGTTTCGTCACGGCAAATGGGGCACACCATATACATTCTATCGTTTGCCACGATTCCTCCAAAAATTAAGCCTCCCGCAACGGAACGGCGACTACATGAACTGTAGTTTGTCCGAAGCGGGAGGCTAGTGCGGATCACGCATGCACTTACTTTGTACTCTTGTAGTCGCCGGGATTCACGGTGGCACAGCGGCGAAAACTGTGTCAATGGGAAAATAAGAATCGTTTGAAAAATCTATAAAACCGATGCTTATGAAGCAGTGCGGCGCGCTTCATGCGAAGCAGTTGTTGGTCAGAGTATGTGTGAAGAAATATATTGTCAATGTTGCGCACCCCAACCCATTCGCCGGGTTTCGCGCCTTTCACGGCAATCAAATCTAAGATTTGCTCGTATTTCACTTCTGCCGCCTGAAAAAGTCCTCGTAAGCACGAATCGTACCGAGTTTGAGTTTTTCGGTGGGGCTTAGAGTTCGCGCCTCTGGTCCCTGATCCTCTGGCGTTCCTGGCCCGGCCATTCTTGCTCGTCGTTGCTTAAGGAAACCTGATCGGTTTTGAGCAGCTTTACGTTTATCGTAATCGGCCACACGAATCGCCTCACAAAAAAGAGTATTGTGCAAATGCTGATGGTGGTTAAGATTATCTTGACGCTGGATTCGATCATGGAGTAAGCATACCGCGATGATCCCTAGCCTTGTCAAGAAAAAATTCACCACGGATGAGATCCGTGCCCACAAACGCGAGGGTTTCAAGTGGTGGATGAAACAGGCGAAACGGCATTACAACGAGCCTGAGTGTGAACGCCTCTGCCGGGCACGAGCCTACGCCTCTCCAGACGGCTTTTTGCCGTTTTGCCGGGACATCATCGGGTACAAAGACCTTGTAAACCACTTCCACAAGGGCATCTGCACTCACGTTACCAACCCCAAACACCGCTACAAAATGTTGCAGGCGTGTCGCGGTAGCTTCAAATCCTGCATCGCCACGATTGCGTACTCGACCTGGCTGATTGGCCGTGAGTACACCCTCTACGACCGCTGCAATATCCGCATCCTCATTGGTAGCGAAGTGTTACAGCTCACCGGCACATTTATGCGAGCAATCCGTCAGATTCTCGAATGGAATGAGGACTACAAGGAATTGTTTGGCGACCACAAGGGCGCTGAACACCGCAAGAGCACCGGGCGTGTTTGGAGCGACACGGCTATCATCTCCAGATACAGGACACTCCCTTACCTGAAAGAACCGACTGTAAGCGCAATCGCGCTCGGTGCGCCTCGTGCGGGAAACCACTACGATGTCATTATTGCCGACGATCTGGAAACGGAACGTGCAAGTGCAAGCCGCGATATGATCGACAAGTGTTGGATATTCTACAAACTCCTGCACGCCCTGCTGGAACCTCGGCTTGCTGATTACGTTATTCGTGTGTTGCCACGTCCCGAAATGTCGCTGGTGTCAACTCGATGGCACCACCAGGACATCTACGCTAGAATCATAGAGGACAACGAAGAAGAAGTTTTACTGGATGAACAATATGCAATTTTGATTAAACCGGCGCGCATGAAGGACGGCACGCTGACATTTCCCGAACGGTTTGATGAAGATGAACTTGCGCACAAAAAGAGAAAACTTGGCCCGTATATTTTTGCCTGCCAATTTTTGATGGACCCAACGCCCTCGGAGGACCGCACATTCAAGAAATCGTGGTTCAAGTTTGCGACACCGCAACACTACAACCAGCCGAATATGCTCTCTTACCTGAGTACCGATTTTGCATTTACGGAGTACAGCCGAATTGCTCGTGGCGAAGTTCGTAACCCCGATTTCACAGTGATCTTTGTGTGCATGATTGACGAGGCGGGGAATATCATATTCCGTGACTGGCAACGTGGCCGCTGGAGTAAACGCGAAGCCATCGAACGAACCTACGATATGTATAAGAACAACGGGTGCGCGAAAGCGGCGTTTCAGAAGTTTGACCGCATCCAGATCGAGGATGTTCTGGAATCGGTTGGGCACGAACGCAACGAACGAATGAATTACGACTGGATCATCTATCCGGGACGTGAATCCAAGGAGCAACGTATTGAAACTACGTTGCAGCCGTTCTTTTCAGGCGGCAAAGTATATTTGATGCCTGGCATGGAGTGGTTTCAGGATGAACTGCTCGATTTTCCGCGCTCAAACTATCTCGATGGCTGTGATACGTTGTGCAACATCGTGAAAATCTCCAATCCGACACACAAAACCATGATGCCGGAACACACGAATCCGGTAAAAGAGCACATTGATGCGTTGAAACGTGGTGTGCTCAAGGGGCTTGACGGCAAGGTGTATCCGCAAAAAAAGAGTGTCTGGAGAATATTTGATTGACAGGAAGTTAGGGTTTTGGTAAAAACGAGAAGTCGGAAAAAGCGATACTCCTCCGTGGAGTGTTACGGTACACTTAAACTGCCTTTCCATGCGTCGAAACTCGGGGGGGGCGGTTTTTTTTGTTGACACAAATCAGTAAATCGAGTATGTAGCCTGCGATGTCCACAAAAGGAGACACAAGATGGCGAAAGTTAGGGTAGGCCGCAAAGAAATTGAGGAAATGCTCAAGGATCAGCTTGGGTGTACGGAAATCCAGTGGGACAAGAGTGGCAACGCAACGCTTGAGATGACGCTAAGCGAAATCAGGCGGGAACGCCAAGTGTATACTCAGCAGCCGTACTACCCCTACAGTCCGTGGCCGTGGCGTATCTGGTACAGCGGAACGGATACTTCAACGGCTACATGGTCAAGCACTCCAGACCAAAACAAGCCTATGAGATTGCTGTCACATGGCATATCTCAAACGACAGGAGAACCAGCATGAAACACGAAGTAGACGGCAACGAGCCGACGATTCCCGCACCTGCGAAGAATTCGAGCCACACATCGAGCAACCCCGGTAATACGCCATGCGGCAATCCGGGGCTTCTCAAGGATGCCAAGAATCCCCCGGCATCGGCCTGGGAGCAGAACGAATCCCCTGGTGGCGGGAAAAGCAAGGGTGGCATCGAAGGCAACACGCCGTTTCTCTAAAGACTGAATTGTCCCATTTTGAGCAGACACGATTTGCCGGGACGGACAAGGGTGAATCGTGCATTACACGCTCAAAACCGGGATTTGCATGGAATGTGGGACGGAGTTTACCGGCCTCATATCCGAAGATCCTGCCCGAAACCTCTGCACTGCACATCGCCCGAAACAGGAAATCTCAAGGTACCGTTCAATCCACTTTCGCTCGTTTGAGCCGCATTTTGACCGTGGACTCAACGCCTACGTTTCAACACGGACTGAGCGGCGACGGTTGATTGAGAAACAGGGCCTAATCGAAGTCGGCAACGAACTCGATTACATGAAAGAAAAAGATCCTGAAACGGTGTACGTCTCCGATGAGGCGTTTCACGCAAAAGTCAAAGAGGTTGAACAACGCCTTCCGAGTTACGATGCAAACGATGCAGCCGACTCCTCTTGAAGTACAGCGGCGGGCCATTCGTAATTGAAACCGTTTGCACACGCAGACGGTGCCGCAGGGTCAACACGATTGAGGTAGATGAACGTGGCGAAATCAGACGTGAACACATCCGAGGCGCAGAAGAAGCTCACCAAGTCGCTCAACATACTTTACGGGAAAGCCAAGAAGTATCGTGAGGGTGAAGTAAAGAGCGACTGGAAGAACTCGCTGGAATGGTTTAAGGGCAACCAGTCACTTGCCAGCCCCGCGCAATCGTTGCCAACTGCCATATCCGGCCCGCCGACCGAAGCCGATTCCCAAACGAACCTCATATTTTCAGCCCTTATGACGATTGTGCCGTTTCTGGCGAATCGTTCCCCCAATGTTGTGCTCAAACCAATTGTTTCGACGCTGGACCGCCACGCATCGGAGATTTCGGAGTGCATCAACCGTGTATTCCATCGCAACGATGTCATTGATCGCCAGGGTGAGATGGTCACAAACGGCCTGCTCTTTGGTAAGGGGTACTGGAAAACGACATGGAATGACGATCTCAACATGGGCAAAGGTGACATTGAGATCCGTACTCGTGACACACGCTACATATTTCTGGAACCGGGTAAGATGACGGTGAAGGAATCAAACTACCTTTTCGATTCCTCGCGTGTAGACAAGCTCACGATGTACCGCATGTACCCCGACAAGATCGCCCAAATCAACAGCGCATTTATGAAGGATGAGAGTCATGAATCGCGTGGCGGGGAATTTGGCGAATCGTCAGGTGTTGGGTATCACGCCGCTGCGCCGGGCGAAGCGGCATTGACAACGAGTGAAGCGTACATGGTTGAAAGCACGCAACTGGAACACGAGAGCAAGGAACACGTTGATCTCGTTGAAGTGTGGTTTCACGACGAACGCATGGTTGATGTTACCGAAAACCTCGTTGAATACGGGGAAGTCAAAAAAGTACGCACCGGAGAACAAGAAGCCATGTACCCAAATGGTCGGTTGGTTGTGTTCTCGGGTGACGTGATTTTTGAGGATCGACCGAACCCATTCCCGCGTTTTCCGTATGTTGAGTTTGAGAACTACTTCGTTCCGGGTGAGCCGTACTCGATGACGGAAGTGAAACAGTTGCTCAATCTACAATTGCAATACAATGTGCGTAGCAATCAGTTGATGGATGCGATTGCACACGGGATACATCGTCTCACTTATTACGACTCGACTTCGGGGTTGAGGCCGGATGAGATCACAAATGAGCCGGGGCAGTTTGTGCCTGTTAGCAACATTGGAGGAATCAAGGAAGCAGACCCACCGGGAGTGCCGAGTGCGGCGTTTGTGTCGTTGCAGGCAATCAAGCAGGACTTTGACCGTATCAGCGGCATCGAAGAAGTTGTTCGTGGCTCCTCGCCGGGTGATGTGCGCAGCGGCTATGCAATTGAGCAACTACAGGAGAGTGCGGCAAACCGCATGAAACTGAAAACCAGAAGCCTCGAAGCTGCAATCCGCGAGGAGTCACGACTCATTACCGAATTCATCGCAATATTTTATGAGAAGGGTGTCCACTATCACGATGACACGGATCTTCAGGGTGTGAAACCGGAAGGGTTTGAGTACCACGTCAAAGCAGGCATCAACCTGCCGCGCTCGAGTACCAGTGAGCAGCAACATGCGCAATGGATGTTTGCAAACAACATTGTTGATGAGAAGTACATTATTGAGAACTCGAATATTGCGAACAAACAGGAATTGCTGGATCGAATGAAGCCGATTTGGGAAGCAATGAAACAACAGCAAATGGGAGTTGACCCTAATGTGACTCCGATGCCTCAAACGGGAGGAGCATAAGAGATGCCAGATCCATCTCGTAGCGGGGGAAACGCCCCACAGGTTGCATCACAGATGCAAAATCAGAGACTCGCTGGCGGCGGTGCGCCGGTCACGAGTCCACAACAGTTGCCGCAAGGCCCGTCGATGGGCGCTGGTCCGGGACCAGCACAGTCGGTGGGGGATAAGTTAGCCGATGTGTTTCAGCAGATAACGGCAGAGGGGTTCACGCCTCAAGTCGAATCTGCGTTAGAGGCTTTCTTCATGTCCTTGCAGCAACTAGCACCCGGCGCACAGGGACAGGGGATGCAACAGCAATCCCCGCAACCGCAGCCCCAGGGACAAGCGGTGCCGCAGTTTCAGCAGGGAGGCAATAGTGCCCTTGCGATTCCGCAGCCGCCTCCACGGTAAGCAGCGCAGGAGTCGATAGAAAATGGCAGATGAACCCACGAGCCAAGCAAGCAATGCGCCCGCAGGTGGATTTGTAAGTGATCCGGGAAGCGTAGCTACGCCTCAAACTGTAGCACCTACGGAACCAGTTACTCCGCCGCAACCGCAAGCGCCTGATTACGCCGCTCTGGATGAACGAGTTCGCTCCCTTGGTGACGGATACACGATGGAGACTGTGCCGGATAAGGTAAAGGATCTCCAGCGTGGAATGTCCGAAGCACAGAGGGAGTCGGCTGACATACGAAAACGGTATGAGTTTGCAGAGCCTTTGATTGGGCATCTGGATAGCACGCCGGGATTCGCAGATCATATGCAGAGATCGGTGAACGAGTTTTTCAACAAGGAAAACGAGTATGAACCGGCACCTGCGCAGGCGGCACCCGTAGCACAGGCGTTCGATCCGAGGAATCTGGAAATTCAACAAATGAAACAACAGCTTGCCTCGATTGAACAAAATCGGCAACTCGACGAACTGGAACGCCGTTATCCACAGGCAATGACACTTGACACCAAACAGGAGATTCTGGCTCGCATGAACCAGCAAGGTGGCGAAGCCTCAATGCATCTGTTTGCAATACAGGGTCAGGCCATGATGCAGAGTGAACGGCAAGCAGGCGCAGATGCGACACGCAGCAATGTGGGTTATGTCAACCCGCAGGCAACGGCATCTTTTTCTCCGCCTGCCCCGAAACCTGCAACTGAGATGTCGGAAGATGACAAGGAACGGAGAGTTCAGGAGATTTTGAATCAAGGCGGCTGATTTCCAGTGAGGAGATCAGGCAATGGCCTTAACATACGATCAGATTACAGCTATTACGAATGAGCTGTATCTGCCGATGTTTCCGCAGTTGTTTGCGGATCGTAATATCCTCCAGAAACGACTTCACGCCAAGGGAACAAAACCCCAGGGCGGCGAACAGATCAAGCAGCATGTGTTCTATCAGCAGAGTAAGGGCGGGTTCTACGCAGAGTATGACACGTTCGACATCTCCGCTGAAGATCAGATCACGGCTGCGTTCTGGCCGTGGAAGTATTTGGAGGTACCCATCACGTTGTCTCGTGCGGATGTACTCCGTAACGCAGGCGCTCCTGCTGTCAAATCATTGATGGATGCGAAAATGAAGGGTGCGGCAATTCGCGCATCTCAGCTTCTTGCAACGTCGATGTTTTCCCTTACGGGAGTTGACAGTTCACTCGGACTCAACAGTCTCGACAATATGTGTACGACAAATTCCGAGCAGTTGAGTACGGGCACCGCAGTATACGGGGGTATTGATCGTTCAACGCCGTATACGTGGTGGGATGGCAACACGCTAGATCCCGGCGATATTGATATTGATTACGCGGTGCTTTCGGATGCGGAAGCACTGGTACTCGATGGCGATATTCGCCCGACAATCTGGATGCTGGGGCCGAACTCATTCAATTCGTACATGAAGGCGGAACAAGCGGATCAGCGATACATGAAACAGTCGGATATGGACACCGGGTTCGTTACGGCTCAGTTCAATGGTCGTGTGATTGCTCAGGATCGCTACGTGTCAGATCCGGCAACGGGAACGTCGGCAAGCCGTGCTTATGGGCTCAATGAGGAGTTCCTTGACATGGTGACACACGCCAACGAGAACATGCGTCTTGAGCCGTTTGCGAAACCAGTGGATCAGGCCGTAATCGTTGGTCACATCATGTGGGCTGGCAACCTGGTGTCCTGTGATCCAAGCCGCCATGTTGTCATTCACGACCAAAGACCATAAGGGAGGTAGGAATAATGTCAATTCAAGCGTATAAAACAGCGATTACCATTACTTCTGCCACTCTTGCGGATCTCGGGACAGGCCTAACAACGGGGCACGAACGGACTGAGCCAGATGGAAGGATGTACGTGTTGCTCTTTTGTGGAGAAGCGACTCCAGATGGCATGGTTGTCTGTGTTGACGAAACAGAAACAACGGCAACTGTTATCCATTCCGAGCTTTGTTTGGATGGCACCACTAAGATGCCCGCAGGTGTGAACAACACCGGGGCTCCGATCACCGACAACCACTTCTGGTGGGCGCTAAAACGCGGTCTTGGGTATGGTATCACAGCAACAACCGACACGAAGGGGTTGGCTGTCACCCAAGCCGCATTAGGCGAGGTCACAACTGCCACACTCGGCACAGATTCGGTTTCTGGTATTTTACTGGAAACGGGTGTCGATTCGACGCAGAAGGCTGTCTACTGGACAATTCCGTAGGCTCGTGTGTGCGGGGGAGCTTCGGCTCCCCCGCCTGCAAAGGAGAACCATGTCGATCAAATCGTATAGAACTGCGGTGACGGAACAATCTGCAACCGCCCGTGACCTTGGAACAATTGGAGAACGCCGCGAGGAAGAAGATGGCAAGGTTTACATTCTTGTTAAGGCAGGCGAGCAAATTAATGCGTTTATGTGCGTTGAGGTGTCGGCATACGATTCCGCAACGAACGAAATCACCGTAGCAAAGGCTTCGGCAGCATTGCAAGTGGCGGGTGTAAACCCTTTGGGAGTTGTATCAGTTGTGTCTGGTAACTATTTCTGGATGCAGGTTGGAGGAGTTGTTACTTGTTATGCTAACGCAACCACAACAGCAGTAACCCTTGGTAGCCCCGTAATACAGAAAACGACAGACGGATGGATTGAGGATTATGGGGCTGCTGATGTTACCGGGCCTATCGGGGTTGCTCTTGGTGCGGCGACTAGCGGACCAGTACAAATTCTTTTGCAACTAGGATAGCGCCACGATGAAACGAATCAGTTTTTCTTTTTAGAAAGGAAGTAAGACATGGCACCGCCTACAACGATTTTTAAGACGTTTGACCGTACCATTGTGGCAGGGGACCTCAATACCGCAGACAAGCGGAACGGCACGCCGGGGCTTACAGGAGAAGCTACCGTTTCTCCCACGGGGGCACCGCTGGATCTCGGGATTGTTGACATATCCGGCGGGCAGGCGGATTCGACTGTGGAGAACATGCTGTGGCGTGTGACCGCATCCGGGGGCAATACGCTGGTGGAGGACTTCGGCGCGTGGCAGTTGACAGGGCAGCACGGCTTCACCATTGGGACTTCGGATCTCAAGTTGCAGGAGTTAATGGGTGACGAGGGCACACCTGGTTCTCCGCAACTGAAGTATGTAGCGAGTGCGGTTGTCGGTTCTTATGCTGATTGGGCCACAATCCCAACAACAGAGGGCGCTGAAGTGGTTTTGCACCCAACGGATACGGGGACTTCAATGGTCGTTACCACGGGCGCAGACGATGCAATCTTTTGGGCGCATTATATCGCCGTGGCAGCGGGTGAGGACACAGGAACATACGAGGATCTTGTTGCCGGTTTCGAGTTTCAGGCGTCATTCGGGTATTCGTACAGCTAGTCGCCCGTGAAGAAACTCGCCACAGATGACGAGTACAGGGCACGATGGTTTGACTGGCATTTAGCAGACGGGTCAACGATCGACTCGCGCCATGCTAACTGGCGGCACATCCACTGGGAAAAGCTCGTCAAAATTGTCATGCACATCCGCGAGCATGTGTGGGAACTGACGTGCGAGAATAACCCACGTTTCCGGTACTTCTTATCGTTCCGCAAGGAAATCAATGGTCCTGTGTTTCGTAACGGCGTCTTTACCGGACGGAACAAGGAACAGCGTTGGGTGATGGGTTGGTCGGATGGTGAGACGGCACATCTGCGCGACTTTGACTTCAAAACAGGCGAGTTGCTGCGCGAGTACACGCTCCCCATGTCCCGCATCCCCGGACAGATTCACCCGCGAGTTGGGGGAACGGTGGTGCCCGATGTCGCGTTGCCATAGGAAAAAGTGCTTAAAAACAAGATTCTTCTTTGGGCTGTTTGGGGGCTGATCTTGGCTGCTGCCGTACAGACTCGCAACAGCGGAGCGAACGGCGCAGGGTTCACTTCGGCTGTCAACACGCCAAGTGGACTGGCGGAGGGCGATCTTGTCGTCTGCTTTTTCACGTCCGATGGCAGCGGATCGCATACGTGGCCGAGTGGAACCGACGATACGTTCAACTCGATTGTTGACCAGCTTGCTGACGGTAGTGCTGCGCGTCATTCCGTTGCATGGCATGAAGTAACAGCAACCGGCCCAGGCGCATCAATCACCGTAAATCTCGGCAATTCGACAAAGAGCACCTACTCCATTTACCGCATCACCGGGCACGAAGACCCGGACACGCAGCCTCCGCAAGTCTCGAACCCACAGATTGATACATCCACAGCACCGAACGCTACAATTCTAACGCCCACCGGAGGCTCGAAAGATTATCTCTGGCTCACCGGCTTCGGTATTGACGGTAGCAAGACAACGGGAAGCGTCACGCTCCCGGCAAACTACGGAACCAAGATCGGCGCTAACAACGGCGGCGGTTCTCCGTGTTCTACGTGGAGCGGCGAATTCGCAAATACTGCGTCGAGCGAGGACGCGGCGGCGTGGACACTTTCCGGTGGCGGCGTGGAATGGGTTGCCGAGACGGTTGCAGTGCATCCGGGGGTGGTGGCCACACCTGCAACCGACCTCTACGGCCTCAAAGTTGTTATCAAAGATGATGCCACGGATCTGTACGGACTCAAAACACAGATCAAAGATGACGCCACTGATCTTTATGGGCTGAAGGCTGTTGTAACTTCCGTAACTGATGCAACCGATCTCTACGGACTCCGTGTAAAGCCGTTCGACCCGGACTTCCCGCTTGTAGAATCTTACGCTCTTTCCGTTGAATCAACGGACACCACCACTCATACAGTTACCGCACCAGATGGAACCGTCTCCGGGGATTTGCTGCTCCTTATATCGGGTTGCGATGGAAACGTACCCACAATTACCGAGCCAAGCGGATTTACGCAATTGGTCCACCAGACAACTGCCTCGGGAACTCTAAACATTTCATATAAACAGGCTGGCGGTAGTGAGCCTGGAACCTATTCGGTGGGTACTAGCGCATCCGAAGAAAGTGCTCACATTATTTATCGGATCAGTGGTGCGCAAGACCCATCGACGCAAGCCCCCGAAATATCATCCCTTGCTTTGAGCGTAGATGCGAACCCCGATCCGAACATTGTAACGCCAACCGGGGGAGCGAAGAATTACCTTTGGCTTGCTGCTTTTTGGAACGCAGATGATGCAACAGGAACCGCAAAGCCAACCGATTATTCTAACTTCCTGACTATCAATTCGGGGGGGGCTGATCCCACAAATATCGGTGCCGCAGAATATACTAATAACGCTGCCAGTGAGAATCCCGGCGCGTTCACCATTTCGGCGTCCAAACTATGGTCAGCTTTTACTATTGCGATACACCCTCTCAGCGAACAGTACGGCCTGAAGGCCCGGATAATTGATACTGCGTTTCCATTCGTGGAAACCACCGCCCTTTCGGTTGAGTCAACGGATACTGAAACCCACACGGTTGACAACGCGCCTGGAGTGGTATCAGGAGATTTGCTGATACTCGTTTCTTCTGTAGACTCAAATACGAACATTGTCGAACCTGCCTCTTTTACAGAATTAGCCAGGGTTCAACAGGCAAATATTTCAATTAATGTTTCCTACAAGTGGGCAGGTGGTAGTGAACCCGGAACATATACGGTCACTACTACGTCGGAAGCCGAGGAATCGTCCCATATTATTTACAGAATAAGCGGCGCAGAGAACCCATCAACCCAAGCCCCGGAACTTTCTTCGGTCAGCATTCAAACGACACAATTTCCCAACCCACAGCCTGTGACCCCTACTGGCGGGGCCAAGAACTATCTGTTTCTCGCTGTATTTGCGGGCAACGATGACGCAGTAGCCACGGCAGTACCCGCAGACTACTCAAATATGCAGACCATTAATTCCGGCGGATCGGAAGCCTGCGGGGTTGGTGGAGCAGAACGCTATCTAAACGCATCAAGTGAGAACCCCGGCATATTTGTGATTCCCACCAGCCAGCAATGTATTTCTTATGCGATTGCAGTACACCCCGGCGTCCCGGTAACACCCGCTACGGATCTTTATGGACTCAAGGTTCAAATTAAGGATGATGCAACCGACCTCTATGGGCTGAAGGCTATCGTGAAGGACGACGCAACGGATCTGTACGGGCTGAAAGCGCAGATCAAGGATGACGCCACTGACCTGTACGGACTCAAAGCACACATTCACATCAACGCAACTAACCTCTATGGCCTCAAGGCGCAGATCAAAGATGATGCCACAGACCTGTATGGACTGAAAGCTGTCGTTACAGCAGCAACATCTGCAACTGACTTATACGGCCTGAAAGCACAAATTAAGGATGACGCAACGGATCTGTACGGGCTGAAAGCGCAGATCAAGGATGACGCGACAGACCTCTACGGACTGAAAACGCAGATCAAGGATGACGCCACGGATCTGTATGGACTCAAAGCACACATTCATATCGACACGACGGACTTGTACGGCCTCAAGACGCAGATCAAAGACGATGCAACAGACTTGTATGGACTCAGAACACAAATCAAAGACGATGCAACAGACTTGTATGGCCTCAAAGCTGTTGTCACAACAGTAACGTCTACCACTGATTTGTATGGACTCAAAATTGCCATCAAAGATGACGCCACGGATCTCTATGGACTCAAGGCTGTTATTATAGCGGCAACGGAGGCAACTGACCTCTACGGGCTGAAAGCGCAAATCAAGAAGGATGCCACTGATCTCTACGGCCTAAAGACACAAATCAAAGATGACGCGACGGATCTTTACGGACTCAAGACACAAATCAAAGACGACGCAACAGACCTGTACGGACTTAAAACTGTGGTCAAAGATGATGCTACTGACCTGTACGGACTCAAGGTTCACATCCACATTAATGTAACGGATCTCTATGGTCTTAAAGTTCAGATCAAAGATGACGCAACCGACCTGTATGGATTAAGAGCAGTAATCAAAGATGATGCAACGGATCTTTACGGACTCAAGGTTCACATTTTCTTTACAGCCACCGACCTGTATGGACTCAAGGCGATCATCAAAGATGACGGTACCGATCTTTATGGACTCAAAGCAATCATCAAAACGGATGCAACGGATTTGTATGGACTCAAGGCCAGGATCAGAACAGGCGTATGGTCTGAAAAAGTAATTGCGGCAACCTCAAGCACTGAAAAAGTAATTGCAGATGTTTCCTGGACGGAGAAGGTGATATAGCTAATGGATTACACAACAATGCAGGATCGCGTAAAACTCTGGCTCGGGCAAACCGACGCTACGAATACCTACTACACGTCAACCGAAGTCGAGGATCTTGTAAACGATGCCATCGAGGAGGTCGCACTCGAAACTGAGTGCCTGCTCACTTTTGCAACCATTACAACTACGGAAGGCATCGGACGATACGCATTGCCGTTGGACTTCTCGCAGATGCGTAATGCGTCGGTAAACAAAACAGCTACGCGCCGTTACGTGCTTGCACAATCGGATTTCGATGATTTTGAGATCAGCACTTCAGGAAACTATGTCCTTCAGGGGGAACCCGCGTATTTCAAGGTTGAGATTGGCGCAACAGGCACTTCGGCAACGAGAGCACCCGGCGACATCTGGCTCTACCCGGTACCCGACAACAATGGTGGTAACGACTACACCTTGATACTCCACTATCTCCAGATACCGGATCGCTTGAGCACAGGAACCGATGTGAGCGAACTCCCGAGACAACTCCATCGAGCGGTGACATATTACGCCGCTGTGCTGTTGTCACGCAAAGCGTCGGATGACCAGAAGGCGCAGACACTCATGCAGCTTTACACACACGAGATTCAGCGGTATATGAACAGCAAGAATCAGCGTGAGATGCGTCGGTACGTTGCAAAAAATGTGTACCGATCAGGCGCATTTTGGGGAAAATTCAAACCGCAGGGATGGCGGTAAATGGCAAATACATTTGTTGATCTCAAGGGTAAGAAGAAGTTCACCATCACCGATTTCACAGGTGGGCTTAATGAAAACGCTCGTGTGTATGCGGTGAAACCCAATGAGCTTCAGGCGTGCTCCAATATGGAAATTCGCAAGATGGGTGCCCTAGTTGTGCGTGCAGGAACGGCGAAATATGAACAAGCAGCAGTGAAAATTAACATACCCGCAACCGATCAGTTCTATTATGTGAATCGTGACGGAACACGCAAGATGGTGATGTTCGCCGGGAATACGTCAGCAATTCCATCAGTGAAAACTGCGGTATACATTGATAACGATGCGGGGGTTTATACTTCATTGATAGAGATGGACACAGCGGACGGACACTGCCGGTTTACGCAGTACCGGGATACCTTGTTTTTTGGAACCGATGATGGCCCAACTACTGAGTCTTTATCCGGGTTTCGTTCATATAATAGTACGGGGGGGATAATTCAAATCTATGTTGATATCATGGGCGAGATGGGGACAAGTACGCAGTTTACTGATGTTATGACGAACACAAAGACATCGACTGGCGGATTTCTGGAACCGAAATATTATGCGTATCGCCTGTGTTGGGAAATCAGCCACGACAACGACTTTATGGGCGAGAGTTATCCGGTATGGTACAGCCTTGGTGTTGCGGAAGGGGCTATTGGAGAAGTTGCGCCTGATGTGTTGTTGGACCGCCGTTCCTCTTTTCAGCAGGATATAGATCACACATCAGGCAGCACGGAAACAAACATCGTTGAATTTAAGAAACCGGCTTCGACACCATCGGACTTCCCGACAACAGCAACTATCATTAACATCTATCGTTCCGGCCCTTACGACGCAAACGATGAATTTTTTCCACAGACCAGCGAGGAAGATCGTCGTTTCTTTTTGATCGGCTCAATAAGCGCCGATACATATAGTTCTGCGAGTGTAGGCACAGTATTGTTCACAGATCGTGGTGAGATCCCATTGGGTGTTCAGATTCGCTACATCCCAACACACAAACCGCCTCGCCCACGTTTTCTTGCGGTACACAAGGATCGTCTGTGGTTCGGGTATGTGATGGAATTGCATCTGGGAAGCGGGGATAACGCACTCAAGGCGCATCGAATTTACGCTTCTGAATTCAGGGAGCCGTATGTGTTTCCGGCAGGTAGTTGGGTGGATGTGCAGCCCAACGAAGGCGAAGGAATCACCGGCATGGTGTCTTGGCGTAACAAAATTATGCTCGTGTTCAAAAACAATTCGACCTACGCAATCGTTGGTGGTGACGATGTAGACTTTGCGGGGAACCCTGATATTTCGGTTGAGATCATTAGCGAGGACATCGGGTGTATTGCACCAAACAGTATTGTGCAGGCAGAGGGGCGCATCATGTGGCTCTCACACAGAGGCGTCTATTACTTTGATGGCACAATTCCACAGCCGCTCAAGAATGTGAATATCGAAGACACATTACGTGATCTTGAAACCGGCACTGATTACGATTCGTCGATGGGGTACTTTTCGCTGGAACGGGAACTGTGGGTTGGTCATAGTACTGCTTCTTTTGGAGGAAGTATTCAGAAGTTCAATTTCGTTACCGGCGCATGGAGCAAACATACAAACCCGAGCACGGAATTTAACGTAGCTGTATCATCATTTGTTGAAAAAAATGCAAAGAATGTACGTCCCGAATTTTACATGGGCATCGACTCGAACCCTGCCGGGCTTGATGATTTAGGTGTTGTTCATAGAGGAGACACAGCTCGTTGGTTTGATGAATTTACAGGAGACACCAATATCCCCTGGTCTTTCAAAACGAAACAGTTCGATTTCAATACACCGTGGGCGTCAAAGAATGTGCGAGCAATTGGGCTTGATTGCAACATACCAGATTCCACTGGAGTTACGGTACGGATCACATGCGATGATCGTCTCGACACGAATACCGATCCGGGCGGCGACTTCACAATCGCAGAAGCCATTGTCGGACACAAACTCATTATGATGGACAACCGGATACGTGGCAAAAAAATCGGGTTCGAGATTTCAGGTACGCAAACAACAGGCCCAACTGAGTTCTACGCGCTGAATGTGTATTATGAAGAAGAAGAAGCGGTGATCGACGAGTAATGCCACGACGCTACCTGTATACAGAAATTGAAAAAGACGATTTCCTGCCGGTGCTTAACCAGGAACTCGATGAGCTGCATCGTCGCCTTGACGCGGTTGAAAACGAACGCTACTTGCTTGCCGGGCCAAACCCGGTTGACGGTCGCCGCAGGGATTGTCTTTTGGCCAAACGTGTGGAACTTCCCGCAGGGGAACCTATCGTGACAGTAGACATCCCGTATAAACAACATGCATTGAGCGGAAATCCGTTGTTCAAGAAAGCTGACCATGTTTCGTACCCGCTATTTCTTTACAATGGCACTGTACCCGATCCCGTCACAGTGCTCGAAGCAATAATGACGCAATTAGACGAGAAACGGGTTGTGTTTCAGGTCCATCGAGATCCAGGGTTTATGTTGAATGAATTAGACGTGACATTTCATGTGCGAGTTTCAGGAGTTGTGTAATCATGCCTTACGGAGACTACGGGAACCTTTATGGCCCGGACCCATATTCAAAATTGTACGGTAACAACAAACCGCAATCCCCGTCGCCCGCTCCGTACAAAGCCCCTGATGTACTGGCGCTTGAGGCAAGGTATAACAAGGCACATGCGGAAGCGATCCGTACCGGGAATTGGGCGGAAAACGACCGCCTCAAACTGGAGTTGCAAAACCTCGGCAAGTTCAAACGTGAACTCCGTTGGTTTGATGAAGAGCAGGGACAGTTTACGGAAGCCCTGCGTCGAGGGTTTCGCACGAGCACAGAATTCACCGCCGCACGTCAGAAACGTGGTGTTGAACAAGGTGTTGGTCGCTATTTTGCCCGCCGTGGATTGGGTGAATCCGGTTTCGAGGGACAGGGCGCCGCCACCGCATTTGGGAATATAGCACTCGCTTCGCAGGGTGCGCAGAATCAGTTTGAGCAGGCACTCAATATGTCGTTGAGTCAGGAACGCTCGGGGTTCATTCGTGGCGAATTTGATTTCTTTCATCGCTTGAGCCAGATGCAGTATGAGGAGCAGCTTGGTGAGAAGATGGCCGCGTTTCAGGCGCAGTTGCAACGGGACGCGCAACGAGCAGGTATGTTTGACAAGATGCTCAACTTTGCTGGGCAGGTACTTGGCGGGTTCATACCCATTGGAGGGGGGATGCCTGGAGCAGCGCAAACAGCGGGACAGGCCCAGGCGCAAACTTACATGATGAATAACCCGTATGCCTACTACGGCTAAAAGGTGAGTCATGCCTAAACTATACGGAAAACAGGACGTAGGAATCAACCTGCTTGGCGGGATATTTCAGGGGATGCTGGATCGCAGGCAGCGTAACCAGGACTTACAGGATCAGGAAGCGCAGCGTCAGCAGGCGTCGATGATGCAGGAGCAGCGGCAGGCGCATGGGATTAATCTTGTGGAGATGCAGGATGAGATGCGGCGCACGTCCAAGCTGGAAACTCGTGGTTACGAAGAAAAGCAAAACATCACATCGGAAAAATGGAAACAGTATATGGAGAAAAACAAAATTCCGTATACCGGGAACTGGAAAACCGACAAGTGGGCCATTGATCGGTATGATGATGTAAAACGCGAGAAAGCAAAAATAAGAGTGCCTACTGGTAGCGATAAGCCAATGGATTTCCCGCAGGCACTAAATCTTGCGCAGGATTTGCATAAAACTGCGACACCTGAAGCGCATGAAGCGATGGCAAACAAGTGGGTTGAGTCAGGCGCTACCAAGAGAAGCGTGTCTGCGATGACCAAAGATGTTCCCGGACTGTTTCCGAGCGGAGAGGTTCCACAACGGCCTTCTACGCTGCAACAGCAAGCACGCGACGTACAAAGCCTTTCGGTAAAATACGGGCATGAGTATATGGGATTGGAGTATGTGTATCGCGGGCTGAACGATCAGGTTGACTGGCTTGAGGAAACAACGACACAACAACAAATAGCGTCAATGGTGTCTACGGCAATGCAGACACTTCTGAAGGACCGGGATGCATACGGAATCACTGATGAGCAGGCAGGCAACCTTGATGCAATGCACCATCTTTCACTGAGCCATGTTCTCGCAGGTGTGTATTTGCAGGGAATTGGTGGGCAGGGGGAGAACTCGGATGTGTACACAGAGTTCCCGCAAAACGTGAGAAATGAAATAGGGCGTAGAGTTGCGTTGATGGGGGGGAGCAAAGACACTTTGCAGGATGTCGTTCCCGATTTTGTTCTCGCTGAAACAGCCAATGCGGCGTTTCGGGAAATCCTTGGAATGAATACTCCAGTGTTTCCATCGCTACCTGGTGTCCAGGTATCACTCGACGATCTTCTTGTGAAGATGTTTGAGATGAGGCTGGATGACGAACAGATGGCAGGGATCATCCACTACATAATCAATGGGCCTCCATCAACGGAACCAAGTCGCATTGAAGCTGGGGTAAAAGTAATTGGTGGCACTTTGAAAGACACAGCCAAAAAGTTTTTGAGGGTTCCATAACAAATGCCAATAGGGTTCACTCCACAACAACAGCGTGGCGAACCAACACGTCGCCACAGGAGAAGCGGCAACAGCCTGCTTGACACGATTCGGTACAAAGCGACTCGTGAAGATCGTCCTCGTTTCTTTAATGTCCTCGATATTATGGCATCGTTCCCGCAGGGTCTTGCGGGACTCACCGCGAATGAGATCCAGCGGGAACGTGGTGCATACGCAACCGGCCCCTGGAAAGCGTTCAAAAAGGGTATGCGGGAAAGCAAGAGTTTCGCGGAAGTCACAGGAAGCTTTGGTTCTGGCATAATGCTTGATATTGCAACCGATATTCCGGGGTGGGTAATTCCTGCGAAGGGGTTTGCGGTGGTTCGCGCAATACCGGGCGCAAAAGTAGTTGGTCGTGGCATCAAGTCTGGTGCTCACATAGTAAGCGAAAGTGCCGACAAGATTCACAATGTTCGCCGTGCTAGAGAAGCGATGGGCGAGGTATTCCAGCGAGCACACCGATTCAAAAAGTATAATCCAGAAATGAGAGACGAGTTTCAGGACAATCTTCACAAAATGTGGCAGGCTGAAACTGAAGCAGGAGAAAACATTGCACGAGAAATTGGCAAGCTCGGAGATGAAGTTGAGATACGAGAAGTGCTGTTTCTGTGGGATGAAAAACCTAAGTTCACAACTGGCGTTGGAGATCCACGGCTGATTGAGTGGCAGGAAGCGTATGCTGCCCTTACTGATAACCAGAAAATGATGATGCGTGTTGTAGCCTCTCATATCAAAAGCCTTGAGCCGGGGAAAGTTGCTTCGGGCCAACTAACATACAAGGCACTCAGGGATTTTGAGATCCGAAATCAGCGTGAGTATGTCCCACACCGATATGGCGGAAAAGCGCAACGTCTTGATGAGCTTGAGGAAGTTCAGGAAGGGCTTATCAACGAGGAAGCATGGGCACAGGATTTTATGGATGCGGGTGCCGATCTGAAAGACCTTCAGAAATGGGTTTCATTTTTCGAGGATGTTCCCGCCGATGATGCATTTGACGATTTGATTGATGCCTTCTATTTGAAAAAAATAGAAGCGCGTCGAAAGATGCCGTTTGCTTTGCGGCGTGCCGATTTACGAACACTGCGCGAAAAGGTAGAAGCAGGTAACGAAGGGCTTATCACAGACCTGCAAGAGTTGATGCGCGTGGAAAGCCGTGATGTCGCAGTAGCCAATGCGGCACGCAAATGGCAATCCTCGCTTCTCGGGTATGCGAAGAAACAGGGTTTGATTATTCCCAAGAGTCTCGTGGATCGCCCAACTGTTCTGAAACAGTATCTTGTCAAGCAGATTGGAAAGAAAGCGACAGACAAAAGATTGCGGGACGGGTTTGCTCCGATACACAAGCAGTTCGCAAAAGACCTCATGGTTCCAAAATCCCTCGCTGAGGAATTCAACGCGACGCTTGATCTCGTGTCCAATAAAGAGAAATTGGTTGGCCTCCACCTTGCCGCCGTCACGATGACGCATTTCTTCAAAGCGTGGACACTTGGGCCATTTATGGATTACTGGAGCCGGAACTCGGCAACGAACAACATTCTGCTCATGGGCAAGGGGATGAATTTCTTAGATCCGAGAACACTTGAGGACAAAATGATGGCCGCACGTCTTGTGCTACGCTGGAATTCAGGGCACGGGATCAGGGAAAGCTATCCAGGCAAAAAGTGGATTGGCGACATACTACGAAAGAATGAAAAAGCGGTACGTGGCGAACAAACGATACATGGATACACAGAGCCACAGTTGTACCGTGAATTCAAAAGACGGGCGGTGCTCACAGGCGGGGAAGCTGAGGGTGAGTACGGAATGATCTTTCGTAATTCAGTGGAACACAAAAACCAGATACTTCGCTTCATAGACCATCGCACAAATCCGGTGCTCCGGTGGTCATTTCGCAAGGGTCGTATGATCGAGGACACGGATCGCGTACATGCCGCATTGTGGAGATTGCGCAAAGGTGAGTCAATGGAGGAAGCCGCAAAGTTTGCCAATGACACACTGTATGATTACAAATTCGGGTTGAGTAAGTTCGAGGACAAGTATCTGCGTAATATGGCAATTCCGTTTTATGCGTGGATCAAATTCAATTTGCCTGCTCAAACAAAACTGTTTCTGCGGCGGCCACAGTTTATTACCGGCCAGTACAAAGTTCTCAATGCTCTTGAAACAGAATACGGTGGCCCCGATCCAGGCGAGGTTGCCCTCGCAAAATGGGAACGTACCGGCGTGGGTGTACGTATGGGGTACGATAAGAAAACCGGGCAGTACACTCGATACGGGTTGGATTCGTGGATACCGATGTCTGATTTGCGGCTGTTCTTTGATGGGAACGCAGCAGGCCGCGAATTTATCAACATGCTGAATCCGTATGCGAAGATCCCAATTGAGATTCTTACGCACTACAACACATTCACCAAAGAGAAGTTGCCAAAGTTCAAAGGTGAGAAGGGATACTTTATGGGTGTCCCGCTGGATGTGCGTTTGACCCACATGATGAATACGTGGCGTGGGTTCAAGCGAGTTGACAATCTCATCAAAACGAAGTTTCGCCCTGATCCCCGTGACTCACGAACCACATGGCAGAAGTACAAGACACTAATAACAAGTTGGACTGTTGGGATTCGTGGATACCCGAGAGATCCAGCACGGCAACGCAAGTTCTGGAGACAACGCACCGAAAAACAGATCGGGTATCTCAAATACAAACGCAAGGATTATATCAGGCGTAGCGACAAAGCCAATGCAAAGGCAGTAGAGAAAGAAATTGAACGGCTCCAGAAGCAGTTGAAGGGCAAGTAAATGAAAAACCTAAATGGATGGGCCAAGGTGGTCGCTTTGATTGTCGCCATCGGGGTTCAATTGATGGTGTTGAGCAACAACAATGGCCGCAGAGATGAAGCCATCAGCAATCTCAAAGACGGGCAGAAAGAGATTAAGGACAAACTGGATGCTGCGATTACCGGCATTGAGCGTCGGGATGCTCGCATAGATGGACGAATCAACAGCCATATCGAGAAACATGGAAAGTGAAATTCAAACACAAGGCAAATATGACATGGAAGCGATGGAGCATCGTGCTAAAAGTCGGCTTCACCCTTTCGATGTCTCTGAACTTTGCGCAGAACAAGCATTACAATACGGTGGTGAACCGCCATGTGGACTCTCTTACGAACATGGACGAGTTGCTGGATTCAATCCGTTTTACGCTCAATTTTCAAGGCCCTCTCCGGCCAACGGTGGTAACAGTATACGACACCGTGCCTATCATTATAATCCAGAGGCAGGATACCGTAATCGTGCTGGTAGTGGAGCGCGACAAGTGGGGCGAGTATCGTGTGACACCTTTAATTCCTCCGGGTGCTTCGGTTGTGGGGGCCGACTCGATACTCGCCCACTACAAACGTACTTTTACCGGCCTACCCTGGCCGTGGTGGAGGGATAGATGAAACCGGCATTACATAAATGGGGCGGCGATCATCTTGGCATCCCTGATCGGTGGGCATTTGGATATATGACCGGGCCAGACGATGATTTGGTTTGCACAAAGCCCAATATAGCGACTTCGGAAGAAGCGGAATTGTGTTTGAGTCCTGTCAGGCTTAGTCCAGAAGAAGCGGAGTTGGAATTCAAGTTGGCACAGAAATGAAGAAACTCGTACTGGAACGCTACACGTATGGTTCCTCGGGAACCATCGGATTCCTCGACATCGAGGAAGGAGAGTTTGCGTGTTACACAATTGAGCGACCGTGGTGTGGAAATATCCCCTTCATCTCGTGTATACCAGAAGGTGTGTATCCCGTGATTCTCTCGCGTTTCAATAAAGGAGATTACGATTGTTACGAAGTGCTCAGTGTGCCACGACGCTCACTGATAAAGTTTCATATTGCCAATATAATGACAGACATAGAAGGGTGTATTGGCCCCGGCATAGATGTGGGCCGCATGAACGGATTGCCCGCAGTTACCGAATCCAGCCGTGCCTTCGGTGACTTTATGAACTACATGAACGGCGAGAACGGGATACTCTATGTGAAAGGGAGTAACAGATAATGTTAGACCGACTCAAAGGATCAAAGACGTTTTGGGCCGCAATCGTTGTGGTGATTACTGCAGTGGGCGCATATCTCACCGGAGAGATTGAACTTTCGGCGCTGCTCACCGCAGTATCAACCGCAGTGATTGGCATATTCCTGCGTGACGGTATTGCCAAGGGTTCACCGTAATGAGCGGGATCTTTGGCTTCCTTGGTCGCCAGATCAAGACCAAGACGGGGCAGGCGGGCATGGGCCTGATTGTGGGTGCCGTGGCGAATCACCTTGTTGGTCCCAATGTTGCCGCTGCGGCTCCCGAGATCGTGAACACTGCGATCAACGGTACATTCAACGCGGGTAACGCCGTCCTGGGCCTCTTAGCCATGTTTCTCAGGGACAAAGCGGCAAAGGAGCAATTCCCAAGATAGCTGATTTTTCTTCTTGACATAATTCCGTGATCGCTCTATTCTCAGATAGTGAGAGTGGAGGGTGAAGGGAGCCGGGGCTGGCTGACGTTCCACCACTCGCCCCGGCTCCCTTTGTAATTTATGCGAAAACTGAAAGCAAAGACAATAGATGTTCCCAAGACATGTCTTTGTGCGGAATTGAAGCGCAAGGATATACAACATAGCGAACTGGCTAGTATTCTTGGGATAAGCCAATCAGTAGTCTCGCGCTGGTGTGCAGGTAAGAATGTGCCCATCCCTATGTTCCGCATGAAAATTGCTGAGATTCTGGAAATAGCAGAGACAGAGTTGTGGGAACCGAAATGAGGCCCAAAATTGACCGCTGCTGAACTATCTCAACCCGAGGGGCATATCACCCCTACCCGCCTGCAATCCTATCTCTATTGCGGGCGTCAATACTATTTCCAGTATATAGAAGGACTTACAGAGACACCCAAGCTCGCCAATACGCAGGGCACCATCGGGCACCGATTGCTGGAATTTGACAGCGATTTGTGGGGTTTGACTCCCAAGAATCTGCCAGACGGTATGCCGGAGATGCGGATACTCAATCACTTCGATCTCATATTCTATATGGGGCTACAGGAGGCGCGTGCAAATGGCTTGGATCTTACCGCCGAGCAGGAACTCGAAATGCACACCTTTCTATCCGAGACGATATACAGCTTCAAGCAACAGGAGAAGATTCGTCGGATGGAAATTACGCAACGTGAGGTCAAACTGGAGTACCCGTTCAAAGGGAAGATTATCACAGGCACAATTGACGCGCTTGTTAGGTTCCCTGATACGCCGGAAGGCTATGTCGAGATCGTCGACTACAAGTTCGGTAGACGAGGGCAGGTGGATACGCAACTCAACCGAAACATTCAGCAAGCCCTCTACTACCTCGCCGCCCGGCATAACGGTTTCAAAGTCCACCGCAACTGGTGGGTACACATGCGCCACTTTCAGCCCTACAAAAAGGTGTATCGCGGCAAAGCAGCAGGGGATCTACGCGGTCCTGGATTCATACCCATTAAAATATGTGATGCCGACACACAGAACATCTATGATCTTGCGGGTCCAATCGTGGATGCGATCAATGCTCGGATTTTTCCGGCGAACGCTTACGGCGACGCGTGTAAGACCTGCCAGTTTACGGAGAAGTGCCCTCGTTTTGCGATTGGCACGAATGTTCAGGAGGAGTTTATAGTATGAAAAGTAAGTTTGTTGAATTGAACGAAGAATATCTTTTTTCTCTTGTGATGTCTTGCTGCATAGTGCTGGAAGAAGAATTTGGGGAAGATCGGATGAAGGAAGCACTTGAACATGCACAACAAATGGTAGCAAATGAAGTTGAGTTGAAAGAAGCAACGGCAAAAGCAGAATGTGAGAGGCTATACCCAGGGCTTCAAAAGCTGATGAAGCTATTCATACCACAAGGAGGAACCAATGAGCAAGGAAGTAGCAAAGAGTGAATCCGGTGTACCGGCAAAACCGTTTGATACCACCGATCCCTTTGCGGTATTCAACGAAGTCGATCAGGAAAGTATTGCGATTTACCGACCGCAGTATCATGGCAACAAAGAAGCAGGACTCAAGAAAGGGCTCTGGACTTTGCCCGGTGACGAGCAGTGTGACACCATTAACGCCGTGCTCCTGCGTATTGCCAACCGTGGCAACCAGAAGTGGGCTGATCCCTACGACGAGAACCAGAAGGTGCCCGACTGTTTCAGTGACCAGGAAGGCTGGAAATCCATCGGCGGCGGTGCTCCCGAAACTGCTCCAACGTGTGCCGAGTGCGGGAAGGCCAATCTAAGCGATTGGTGGCAGAAGAACAAGACTCGCCCGCCATGTGCCGGGGTTAGTGAGGCGCTTTGGTACGATCACGACCGCGAACGGTTGTTCCTCACATCGTACAGCCGCAAGAATCGTGAGATCGTGTTCAAGAAACTGCCACCGCTCTACCGTGAACATATCAAAGAGATTGACCAGTCCAAACAGATCACATGGCAGTTTGTTGTGACACTCGGCATCGAAGAAGATGGAATGGCATACCGGCCAACATTCGAGATCGGTGAGCAGTTGGACAAGGAAATGCTTGGTGAGATGGAGAACCTGCACAACATCTTTGCGGAATCGTTTGTGAAACGTATTCCATTCAGGCCCGGTGGAAATGGTGACGACACTGTAACCGGGAAAAGTGCGCCCTCAGGATCAGCGGAGGATAACAGTGACATCCCGTTCTGAAATCAAGGTTGGTCGGCCAGTTGAATATGATGACGCCGAACACGAGGCAAAGCGCATATACATGCGCGCATGGTACAAGAAAAACAAAAAGCGGCTACATGCGCGGCAACGGGAATTGAACAGAGCAAAGGCCGAAGATCCAAAAGAGCAAAAGAAAGAAAGGAAACGCGGAAGAGAGAAATTTCATCGTCTTGGACACAGATGGAAGAAAATGCCCAAATATAGGAAAGTTGCTAGTGGGCACATAGCTAATGCGCTGCGGGACGGGAAGATCAAAAGAAAGCCATGCAAGGTATGCGGCACAAAAAACAACCTGGAAGCACACCATGCTGATTACTCTAAGCCACTTGTGGTTGTATGGTACTGTCGGAAACATCACAAGCAGGCTCATTGGAAATGACTGACCGCCGCATCAACTCCCGCAGTAAAGGAAAACGCGGCGAACTAGAAGCTGCGGCAGAAGTACGCAAGTATGGTTACTCAAGTCGCCGGGGGCAGCAGTTTTCGGGGAGTGGGGATTCGCCCGATGTGATACACTCTGTCCCCGGCATACACCTTGAAGTCAAACGCTGCGAGAAGTTCCGCATTTGGGTGGCAATAGATCAGGCTAATGAAGATTGCCCCGTGGACAAAAAACCCGTGGTGATGCACCGCAAAAACAATCGGGAGTGGCTTGCAATACAATCATTTCGCAACTTCATGGAGACGCAGAAGGAACTGAAAGAATTGAGAAATACAGTGAAAGGATTAGAACATGCTCGACAAAAAGACGCTTGATGTAATTGAGGCGGCGCTGGTGAAGCGATCCCTGGACCTGCGTGTCATGCTCAAAGAACACGAGAACCAGAACAGTCTGGCACTGCACAAGGTTGTGCATCGTGGCGGGTATTTCACGCATGGTCAGTTGGCCGACATGTTTGGCACCGCACACCACGAAATCAGTGACATCATTAACGAATTGAGATTACAAAAGCAGGGTGCGACAGAACGCGAAGCAGTGACAATTAACCGCGACATGCCCGAGATCCGCGAACTCGTCAAAGAACGCTGGCCGTTGGCCTACGACAAAATCAAGGACATCCAGGACATTTCAGAGTTTATCACCACGGCATTTACGATGAAGAAGGGGCGTGCGCATAACCCACTTGTCATCAAGCCACACGTATTCAAGGACTAATGGCCGGTATCGGTGACACAATTAAGTGCAAGGTATGTAAAAAGGAGATCCGCAAACGATCCCCACGGCAAATCTATTGCCAGAAGTGTCGGTACAAAGCGTATGCTGATAGCTCAAAACGGTGGGGAAAGACGAATCGTGAGTATCGAAACATGAAGAAACGTGATTGGTATGATACGAACCGCCAGCACGTTAGAGACTACAATCGTGAATATCAACGCAAGCGACGTGCGCGTCAGGCTGAGGAATCTTCGGGCTGATCTTCAGTGATCCATTCTTTGTAGCAACCGTAACCAAAATTGTCATCTACAAATGTTTTGAGTTCTGAAAATTCTTCGAATGTGATAGTAACTGGATCAACTGGTTCATCGGTATCGGTGCCAGTAAAAGACACAAGACTACTTTGCTCATCAAATATAACATGAGCATTGGGCAAATGAATCTCAACCTTCTTCATGTCTCTGCTCCTTTATTCCTGCAATTCTTGTCATCGCTTCCCTTGTCGCGGTACTCCTGAAATAGTGCTGGTTACAGCATCGCTGGTCCTCGCCGTAGACCTCCATCTTACCTTCCTCGTAGCATACTGGGCATAGTCCAATGTGTACCTCACCTGGCATGATTGGCATAATCATTGGTTCTGCTTTGAGCCGAGTATCCATCAGCCTGATTTTGTCGATCATCACCATCAACAAATTCACTTCAAGAATCACTTCGTTGATCTTGTGAACGAGCCGATGGTCTTTATGTTTTTCGAGTTCAATCTTCTGAATCTGGTAGGGCATCTTGAGGCTCCCTTGCCACGAAACCTGATTCTTCGAGTTCCTGCGCCATCTCAATTAACGTGTTTATGGCTTCAACCACTTCATTCATCTTTCTGATGATGTGGTAGTTCCCCGTATTACGTTCGTCCAGCTTTTCGATTGATAGATCCTTCATTTGCCTTTCCTCCGTTTTTCTAGGTAGCGCGCAATAAACGTAGCGCCAAAAGCCATGAATATCGCCCCCAGCCAATATTCAATAGATGTCGGATTTCTCGGATCGTAGAGTTTAGCCCCTACAATCAGGAGCACAATGCCAACGCTTATTAGGTTTCCTCTGTCTTTCATAATCCTCGATGTTTGGTTGTTCTAGCGAGCGTCGGGTACGGGTTTGGAAACCTATCCCGCACTTTGCCTTCACAGTAGACCCCGCTACTGCCGACGCTCGCCACGTTGAAATGCTGATTTCAACTTACTGTTCTACGCCCGCAACTCGCAGAAAAGCCACCAAAGGGACTCTTCCTGCTCTCGCGTCAACAGGTTCCACGGGATGACTTCACCCAAAACGTTGAGTGCAACCACTCGTGTCTTTGCGCGATCTTGTACTTGCTGGAGGGCGGCTCTAGCATTTACGCGCCCGCAATCTGTATCCGCTGTTCCCAGTGCCTCGATTTTGTCAATTATTTCGTCACTCATTGTCGAGTCTCCTTTTGTTTGTGTTCTGGTGCGCGTGTTTTGGTTGAACCCTATCGGATGCGCGCCCCCCGACTGCGCCCCTTGTATATCATCCATCGGGGCGGTTCCTTGACTGTTCTGGTGCGGGACGTGGGCCGGTTTCCCCGCCGGCTACAATTCGGATTTGCGCTTCCCGTCATTGGCGGAATCGGATGGCGCGCTACCGACTCACCGAACCAACCAACCCCTCGACGCCGCCACGCCGCCACGTCCCGCACGCTACTGATTCAGCACTTCCCATGCTTTTGCAACCACGAGTGGAACGACCGCGTTTCCAAGGGCTCTAAGGCGGTCCACCTGTGCGGGAACCCCATCGCCCACTCGTATT